CCGTCAACGTAAGCGCCGGTTGTATCTGGAATATAAAGGACGCCTTGATCGACGCCAGTTTCGTAGAGACGCTTTCCAGCGCCGTCCCATGTGAGTAGACCTACGGCCATGATTTTTCTCCTTAAAAGAAAATGTTAAACACGTCGTGATTTAAATTGTCACTCGTGTAAAATCTGTTGAATTTGCACATCGCCAGTTTAGCAACATTGTTTGGAATATCGCTATCTGGGTTTTTATCTATGACTGTAACCTGATATCTAATCCGTCTGTCATACACTTTATTTTGGGCATGTACTATTTCATCATTATCTCTACTATAAATAATAGCAGGATAACTTAGTTGCATTGATGCCGGTGGTTGAAAATAAACGTTATTGCTACCTAGAATATTTTTTAAAGCACTATGGAGTAGTAGGCGTTGGGCCATTATAGACACTCCCTAAACGTAGAATTAAGCGGGGACTTTTAACTTCGACATCTGTTACAGTCCATAAAACCCCCGACCATTCGACATAAATAATCTTAAAAAAGTGTTCGATGGCATACTGATCAACAACAATACTAATTGAGGTGCTCACCGATATGTCTTTAGCCAGTTTATCCGCAACCGTATCTAATCGTCTGGCGTTTTGGGTTACGTCGCCAAAATATGAATACTCTGTGACGACGTCAATCCAAATACCAGAGTTAATTGGGCTTTCTTGCGGGTCAGCATAGCCAACCTTTCCAAAAAACCTAGCCATCTTAACTCCTAATTAAAATTATGCTGGGCGGTTGAACTGCCAGAGGTCATCCGCGCTAGTTGCGAGGGCGTACGTGCTGCCAGTTACGGTAGCCTGCACCCATTTTGTGTCTCCAGCAATAAGTGCAGTCTGGAGACCAGCAGTAAGTGCAGAACCTTCTGTGTAAATTGGCGTACCATCAGTGGCGTAAGTCAAAGTAGCAAACTTGTACTGAACACCAGTGAGCGATGGAATAGTGATCTTCCAAATATCTGCGTTACCAACAATACGGTTCATTGTTGGCGCTGTTGGCGTAAGAACAGTAATGGATGCATCAAGACGCTTGACTACCAGGGCCGACTTAAGCTTAACCAACGCACCAGAAAGACGCGTTTCAATCAAGTACTTCTGCTGGTTGTAGTCAATGTCAAAGTTATCAAACATTGAAACAGCGCCGCCCTTATCTGCGCCCATGACGTAGTCTGCTGGGTTAACAATAATTGCCAAAATCTTTGGGCTGTCTTCCAATGCGTCGCAACCAATAATATCGGCGACACGCAACGTTGAGGCAAGAGCCTGAATGTTTGGATACAGGGCTGGGCCGCTAGCCTCACGCATCGTGAGGAACTTGGAAATCGTGCTTTCGCTGCAGAACATTGTTGGAAGTCCTGTACCACGGTAGTGACGACGATTCAAGATAATTGAATCAATAATATCGGTTGCAGTTGCCGCGTTAGCCACGTTAATGCTCGTAGTAAACAAATCGTTGTCCGTAGCAATTGGACGAATGCTGCTTTCGCTAATCTTATCGCTGTCGCCAACATCTCGGCCATCACCAATAAGAACTGCGCGAGCAATTTCCTCGTCAAGCATCATACGCATTTCAGCCTTGAGCCATGCAACCACATCGAAGTCGGTAATATCAACCATGTCGTCACGGTCAAGCTTCTGCTTCTTGTAGACCGTAGTTGGCGTAGTTACGCGCTTTCCGACAGCAAAGAATTCTTCCTTCTTAAAAGCGCCCTTAATGTAACCCTTGGCGCGAGCCTGCTCGTACGTAAGTTCTGCAGCAAGACTCTTAATGCGACCAAATGGGGTCTTACGAGCGCCATCCATCAAGTTGGTAACCCAACCGTTTCGGCGTGAGTACAGTTCTGGCTGCGACAGAACCGACTTTGCGTCTGGGAACAAAACGTCAACGTTGGTAATATTGTGAACAAGTGCAAACTCGTTAACTGCATCGGCAAACGAGCCGCCCTTCTTAGCGGCGTCAATAACACCCTGGACATCTGCGTGTGAAATAACCTTAGCGTTGCCGGCTCCGGCCTGCTCGAAAATGTTGTGGCTCATGGTAAGACCTTCCTTAAGTTCTGCGAGTTTTTCAATAATGGTATCGTTATCCAGACCGCTCTGCGCCATAGTTGCGCCAGCCTGCTCTTCAAGTGCTGCTTCAATCATAAAGCCAACAACTTCTTTTTGCACGTCGTCCAAAGAATCGTAGACATCTTGAATCGTGACGTCTGCGCCTACTTCCATTGGAGCAGCATGTGAAATATTAGTATCAATAGTCATAGTACTATTGCCTTTCGTTTGAGTAATACTTGTGTGTTCTAGTTCAAGACCGGTGTAAATAACGGCCTCATCGTCAAGCATCATGTCGCCATCTGAGTGACGAATGCTTACGTTATCAATAATTGCTCCTGGATTTGCGCCAGAGAGTACTAAGCTTACTTCACGAATTGCACCATGAAGTACTCTACCGCCACGCTCAATTAATTGGTTTGCCCAAATTGACAACATGTTGATGTCGCCATGCTTAAGTAAACCACGAGTGTGTTCTGCTTTTACAGAATCATTAAAGAAACCATATGCGTAAACGCCATCGGTTCGATTTTCAAGAATAGCATGACCCAACACGTTTTCTGGATCAGTATGACCATGCTGCCACACCAATGGAACTTTCATTGTATCTTGGTGCTTAAATGCATCCGGCATAATAGTCCGGCCATCACTGCACTTTAATCCAGCTTTAGTGGCGTAACCGCTAAAATCTGCTTCCATTTTGACGCTCCTTTCTGTTTTATGTTATTGTGTAACTGGTGGTGTTGCTGGAACGTTTGGCGTTGCAGCTGGTTGTTGTGGCATGTTGCTGTTAATGAGTTGATCTGCTTTTGGATTAGCATGTGGGCTAAAACCAAGGAAACCTCGGATCTCATTACTAGTTAACACTTCATTTCGAGCAAACTTATCGGCAACGTCTGCAAGAACAGACACTGGAACAAGCTTAAATGGATCACGAAAGTACATAATCCGCTCTTGTTGTTTAACTCGCTTTGTCCCAATAAACGCTCTTTGTTCTGCTTCAACGATAGCATCTAAGATTGGTTCTACTGTTCTGTTAAAGTATGCGAGCATTGTCTTTTCGTCAGCAGTTCCATTCATAACTTCAGGAGTTAAACCTAATTGGTTAAACAATTGATTAGTTAAGTATTCAACTTGCGCAAGAAGATTGTTCTCTGCAGGACGGTTTAATTGAGTTATCTTTTCAGTTCCATCGGTATAAGCAATGCCGTATTGACTGCCTTTAAGCTGAAACTCAATGTCGGCCCTTCGCTTATCTGCTTGTTCTCTACGTGCTTCAGATTTAATGACGTACGGTAATTGAATAATTAAATCTAATTTACCAGAACTTGATTGTTCATCAACTGCGTCTAACAAATATAGTTTACGAATTAATCGCTGAAGCGTTGAGTTAGTTTCGTTCATAACTGCATACAAAGGATTCTCAACAATGGCAACAAACTTTTTTTCAAGAACTATCTCTTGCCTCGTACCAAGGTTTTCATTGTAAACGCTAACCCTAACGTGCTTTGGGTACCAAGTAACAATTTCGCCAACCCTAAGTGATAAAATATCAAAAGGTTCATTTGATGATGGATCCGAAGTTGTGTCGATAGGAACAATGGCTGCCGTGCCTTTGTCAAACAAGGTCATAATTAGATCTTGCCTAAATGCTCTTGGTCCTTGATCAATGTTAGGTTCTAAAGTTAAACAATCGTTTAAAGCGCTATTAACATCGTTTGTGTACCTGTCTTCAGGATCTAAACGAACGTGGCGAATAACAATACCTGCCACATCAATGCTAATTCGTGTGTAAATTGACGCTACTAAAGAACGGTCATTGTAGAACATCAACCTTGGTTTATCAATGCGAGTATATTGACTTGGGCCTAAATTACTAGAAATATTAGCAGGTAGTGGCCTGTTATAATTACTAAATGCGTTTAGAGCATTTCTAATACGTGATGTAATTGCCATAATATACCTCCCTTCAATTTATAGTAAATTTGCGCCTATGGCTTTTTTGCCTGTTTTGTTATTCCTCTTGCCTTTGCCGATCGTATTTCTTTTATTGTTCGTTTTCCATACTTTCGCGCTAAACGGTTTCCAACAACTCCACCAGCAATAGCACCTCCAACAAGAGCAGCAGCACCCGCTGTAGCTGCTGTAGCAGAAGTTGCTACAAGTCCAGCTTTAACTAAGGTAAATTTACCAGTTGTAAGAAGTACGCCTTGTGCTGCGGTGCTTCCAAGATGAGCTGCACCGAATGTCCGAAGACGGCGTTGATTTGCGTATCTACCTAATCCTTTTTTGGTATATTTTTTTTCTGTAAGCCCACGTTTAACCGCTTTATCAGTTCTTGCTTGAGATCTAGGAGTTGACTTAGCTGCGGTAACGCCCCACTTCATACCCTTAACGCCTGAGTGTTCTAAAATATCACTAACTAAAATGTTGCCCATATTTTCCATATAAAAACCCTTTCAGGCAGATATAATTAAACGCTTGTTACGGCGCCTGACTGATGCAAGATAGTTCCATCAAAATACATAAAAGCAACGCCATTGCTGCCAATAGTAAGCTTAGCAGCAGTTGTTACCGCGCCACCACACTGAATAACTCGAGCCGTGCCGCCATTAAAAGAAAGCGTTGCTACTGCACTATTGCCCTGAGTAAAAATAAGCGCAATTGTACTACCAGCAGGAGGTTCTGGGGTAGTAGTTGTTTTAGCAACAGTACCGGCTGCTGTACTAGTTGTTACTGGAATAATACCAGGCTGAATGTTTTGCCCAGACGGCGTAAAGAAAGCTGTATCAACTGGGAAAAGGTTTTGGTTCATAATAGGCTGTGACTGAACAACCAACTGCTGAGTAACTTTGTTTCCACTCATAATGAGTCCTTTCGGGGTTAGACACTATTCAAATGTCTCTTTGTGTGATTTATACGCGACGTATGCATCTAGCATTGCTGAAACATTGTCGATTTTTTCTTCTTTTCTTTTTTTAAGAAGTTTTCTGTTACCATTAGTATCTTCTAAAGTAACCGCATTACCCATAGCAAATGTCATTAGATCTTGATCAAATATAAGCATTCGTTGTTCGCTCATAATCTTCAATTCACCTAAAGGTACGGATTCTGTCTTGGCTCCCTGTATAACTTTTTCTATACCATAAGGGCCATTCTCAGTTTCCCACCTTGCAACAAATTCTTTTGCATTATAAGGGTCAAAGCCAAAACATCTAACATCATACTCTGATCTTTGAATAAACATTTCAAGATCATCATACACTTGCATCATGTCTAACACTGTACCGTCAAGTACATGCAAACTATCTTCTGAAATAAAGTTTTCGTATTTCATGCGCATTGCGCCAGGGAGTCGCATCAATGTTAGTGATGAAATATAACTTCTTGTCTTTACTCCAAAAGACCCATTGGATAATGGGAACAAAAATGTAAATGCACAGAAGTCATCGCCTTGTGAAAGGTCAGCTCCTAGTGCACATGGCATTCCCCAAAATTCTCTTGGTCTATGTGGCAACGTTTCTTCATACGTAAAGAAATATGTATAACCTTCCATTGGTATACCAAACCGTTTGGCTAGAATATCATTACGAGATGCTGGTGCTTTTTCTGCACGCTCAACATCTAGGTGATACACATCATAAGTTACGGTTTTACCAAGATTTGGGTTTGCTTTTAACCAAGTTGCTGGGTCAGCTACTTCTTCTACGGCGTCTAATTTATAATGCCAAATAGAAACGTGAGGTGCTTGGTACTCTCCCCGTAATATGGTTGCTAATTCCATCTTAATTGTGTCGCCAGAACCGTTGCGAATAGTTCCTTCAGAGCTAATAGCAACAATTAAATAATCGTCAAGCTTTGATGCTCCCTGTTCAATAGCTCCGACAACATCTTCTCGAATATCACCAGAAAGCCATTCGTCAATTGTTGAAACTTTTGGGCGAAGGCCCTGTAACTTGTTGATTGACATTGGACGAACTTCAAGTAATGAACCAGTCAGAATATTCTCAACGCCCTTTTTAGTTGACGCTAATTTAACTCTATCGGCCCTAGATCCAGTTGTGTTTTGAATAGAACCCTCGGTCAAGAACTTAAATAAAGGACCTCTCGCCCTAATGATACTAGTCCTAAGCGGGGACATTACTTCATCGGCTTGTTTCATAGTTGGCGCTGTAGTTATTTGGTGTGTTGTGGATGTATCTACGTTTAGAAAATAACTTTGGATACACATAGCATACATAGACTTGGCTGCGCCTCGAGCAACAATCAAATATTGCTTTGTAGTAAGCCTTTTCTTAACCATCTTTTTTACATATGATCCAGGACGACCGTTTGTTCCCGGTTGATACACACTTCTTTCCACAAAATAATACCAACCAAACAATTGTTCAGCCCAAAGTTTAAATGTATCTAGTAAATGTAAATCGCTACCATCAGTAAGCGTTAACTCTGTTTCGCAATACTTAATAAAACCATTAACTGCTAAGTCATCATAGTAAATGTTTGGATTGTCAATTAGATCGTCAATCCTATTCATCTCTTGAGAAACTTCTTTGTTTACAGGTATTTCGCCGCGGAGAACTTGGTCTTTAAATTGCGCATAATAAATAGGCGTGGCTGTGTTAGATAAAGTCAATGTCTCCTCCTGTCTAGTTAAAGTTTTACGCTACCTAGCTAACATAGTTCCTGGTAACGGTGCTGGAAACGATGGGGTTGGCGTTAACTTTTTATAGCCTTTAACCCCACCTAAACCTTTATTAACCGCTTGGTTTAAAGTATTAGTAACTAGTTGTGTTCCCACTGTATTTACTGACTTTGTTCCAATATTACCCAAAAGTTTTCTAATAGTTCTTTTGCCTTGCGCTTTTGCAGGTTCAGTTAATGTACTATACTTGCGCTCAAGTTCAATTCGCTTAATCGCAGTTTCTAATTCCTGGGTTGTCATTTTGTGAATTTTGGCGTTTGCTGCGGAACGATGTTCATTACGCCCTGCTTTAGCTAAAGCACGTGAATTTGCCCTATTTACTTTTCTAGCGGTTGACTTTTCGGCGCTGCTAGCTCGCACCTTAGTAATAACACCCCACTTCATGCCTTTTACGCCTGAGTGCTCAAAGAAAGCAGCTACATCAAATGCGTCTTCTGAATGCGTTAAATCTATTGGGGCAAGGTCCATAGCAGTAAAGAATCCATTATTGTCTACTGTTAAATCAAATACATAAGTGTCGTCAGGAAAAGGTTGATCCATTTGCGCGTGCGAAACATTACCAGGAATGTTTTTAACTCTAATACGGTATGCTCCATTGGAGTCAAAAGCTAACTCTGCTTTCATCTTACCAGATGGACTAGTCCCGTGAACTTCTTTTACTGCACGAGTAACAGCTTCATCTTGTAATTTAAGAACATCTTTAAAGTACTGCTCTTTAAGTTTTGGGTTTGCCGACAAATTTTTACCTTTGTACTGTGGGCGCTTATTTAATTCAGGTAAATGTTTATTATTCATCTCATTTGCTGTGTTATTGTGAACGGCTATTGCGCCTTTTGTTGTGTAAATACCCTTGAGCCACTTTTTATCAGCTTTTTTAAGTTTTTTTACTGCCTGTCGTTGTTGCCGTGAAGTACCTGCGCTACTAGTATTAGTAACGCCCCACTTCATACCTTTTACGCCTGAATGCTCAAAGAAAGCAGCTACGTCAAACGGTTTATCATCATTCTCGTTCATACTATTAACTCCTCTCTAAATTCGTTTAGTCGCCACTCAAACTCTTCAATCTGCTTGGTTACAGCGTCGATTAAAAACGGAGTGGCCGGCGTGTCAAACAAGTATTTGACCTTAAGAAACACGTACGTCTTCACCATGTTAAGCATTGGATTGTTAGTACTAATAAAGTCCTCCCATTTTGACAGATCGTCGTCAATCATGTAGCCGGCGGTTGGGCCAACACCAAGTTGAGTCAAAGTAGAGAGAGTAGCGTTGATGTGTGTTATAATGTCTAGGTCAAATGCGGTATAATCCGATGAAATGCCAAGAATCTTCTTAGTGCTAACTAGAATGCTAGTTTCCATTAGTCCAACCTTACGTTAAAGACTAGGAAGTCTTTAAAGAGACTTCGATAATTGACTGTTGAGTTACAGGTCCAAGGTTGCCATCAATTGGTAGTCCAAAGAACTTTTGCCAGTTCTTAACTGCCGCGGTTACTGTTGGGCCGTAGAAGCCATCAATAGTCAAACCTTGCGCTGCAATTTCATTCATCTGGCGCTGAAAGAACTTTACGTCTGAGCCAGTTGAACCTTCTGTTAAATTACGACTGTTTACTTGCACGATTACTCCTTGCGGGGCCACAACATTAACTGGAGTAGCTGGTTTTGTAGTAGCGTTTTTAATTGGGTAGTTTGGAAACAGATCTTTTCTACCATTAGCAACCCAAGTTGCATAACCATCTATCTCAATTGGTTGCATGTGCCATGGTTCTGTAGGAACGTTAAAATGTACTCCATAAGCTAACGCCGCTGCGGTCCTTTTTGCGGGGACTTCTGCCCAGACTGGCGCGCGATGTACATGCCCTGGATTAGCAACGACCATGTCTAATGCTACATAATAAAGTCCAGACGGAAACCATTGTCCTTCGTGAAAAGACTTTCCTGGAGGAGCAAAACCTGGCTTGTTAGCTGGTTGGGCGCCTGGTGCACGGTAGCCGCTGCCAATACCAAATTTTCCGCCTTGGCTTAAGATGAAGTTAAAGGCGCGACGAGCTGCTTCTGGATGCATGTGTGGTGCAAACGTATTTCGTAAAACATCAAACGTCACCATTCGAGTTCCATAACTAATTGGATATAGTGTCTCTGCCATGTTACTTCCTTTCACCAAAGTTTAGTGTCACTATTAAATCTTTGCGTCGGTTGCGACGACTTTATTAACGATGCGTCTCCATAGTGGATCGCATTGTGTGTTGTTTTTGTTGTTGTGATCAGGTACTCTGGGTTTAAAATCCATTCGTCTTCGTCAGTGATGTTTTCAGCTGACATTGGATTGATGTGATGAACAAGAAGTTCAGTATTAATCTCAAACCCAGAGACACCTAAGTCACAACCATTATCTCTAAGTATTACTTGTCGTCTTATGTATCGCCATTCTGAAGATGCATAAAATGATTGGTTGATGTATCGGTCAAATCCAAAAGAGGCTTGCCCAACGCTGCCACCAATCTTTAAATATTCAAATCTATCCTCAAACAAATCTATCTGGCTAAGTTCCGTGTAAGTTTTAAATGTCATCGTCGTCAAGTTCCATCGGCTCTTGGCCGGCGTATTCCCGCATAGCATTCAATGCTTGCTTGTATAACTCTTCAACTCTCTTTGCAGATGCCATAGCTTCAATCTTTGCCTGAAGTAAATCGTTTTCTTGCCGAAGCCTTGACTGCTCAAGTTGTTCTCTGCTTGACCCAAGTTTTAGATAATGACTAATAACCTGGGCCGAAGCAGTACCATCGGAAATTTGGCGTTCAGCTAAGTTAACTGCCGCAGATATCAATTGATTCTCTCGGGCTTCCGGAGTAGTGGCAGGTCTTAGTTTTCTGTTCTTTTCTTCATTGTTAATTCTTCGAGCTGCCATGTTAAACCATCATTCTGTGTAAATCAATATAATACTACAAGTTAGGTCACTAAAATATACGAACCTTGGTTCGGGTCATACACCTTAAGTGTAGTAAGAGGTACCCAAACTGCTCCATCAAATATGCTGATACCTGTGTTGATCCACGTGGTTCCATTCCAGCGCTTTAAATATCCGTTGGAGTTGATGCCGTAGTTAAGACGACCAGTTAGAATGTCTGTGCCGTCAGTAACAGCTAAAACGCCAGTGGCGCCAAATGGAATATACAGAGCTACAATTGTTGCTGTATCTGTAGCATCATTGACAGACAGAACCGCAATTTGACCGCGCGTACCAACAATAATACTTGTGTCGGTTGCGTCAGTTCTTGCTACTGTTGCAAAGAATGGGTGTGAACCAGAAATAACGCTTGTGTCTGTAGCATCTGTTACAGACAGAGTAGCCAAATATGCTTGCTGTCCTGTTATTACGCTTGTGTCGTTTGTATCTGTTACAGACAGAACAGCCAAATATGCTTGTTGGCCTGTTATCACGCTTGTGTCGTTTGTATCTGTTACAGACAGAACAGCAGGATATGTTAATGTACCTGTTATCACACTTGTGTCGGTAGCATCTGTTTTTGATACTGCAGCCAAATATGTTATCGTGCCAGTTATAGTACTTGTATCTGTAGCATCTGTTACCGCTAAAGAACTAGCATGTCCTATAAGTCCTGCGGAAACGCATGTGTCTGTTGCGTCAGTTACAGCCACAACGCCAACGTAGTTTGACGGAGTAAAGAATATAGTTATGACACCGGCGTCTACAGCATCAGTTACATTGACTGTGGTTTGAAACGGAAATATACCAGTTGCATTACCTGTGTCTGAAGTATCTGTTACAGATACAACAGCTAGATATGGTAACGTAACTGTTATAACACTTGTGTCTGTAGCATCTGTTACAGACAGAACAGCAATATAAGGTAGTGTAACTGTTATAATACTTGTGTCTGTTGCGTCGGTTGTTGCAACTACTGCTGATACTGCCGAAGAAGTAAATGAGCCTGTTATAATACTTGTGTCTGTAGCATCTGTTACGGACAGAACAGCAGGATATGTTAATATACCTGTGATAGTACTTGTGTCTGTAGCATCTGTTATTGCAACTACTGCTGATACTGTAGAA